CAATTTTGGAAGAAAAAGAGGGAATTGCCTAATCTAGGTCTTCGTGATAAGGCTAAGTCTTTGATTCAAAAATTAAGATCAAAAAAGGAAAAATCTTCTAAATCTTCTGAAGATTATTACACTAAACCTACTCAAAAAGCTTTGCCATCTGGCAAATCTCAAAAAGCTTTGCCATCCGGCAAAGATAGATCAGTTAAAAAGGTTAATGTAAGAGTTGTTGGTGGGGAAAAGAAAAAAATCACTGGTACTCCAGAAAGAAAGAAACTTACCCCTCAGAAAAAATCCATTGCTGGAGGTAGCAGTTCTATTGTCAAGAGAACATCAAGTGATATTACTAAAGGTTGATAATGGATACTAAAGTTAGACCCAATACTACAAAAAAAGCTTTATCCAGACAAATTAAGGATAGGAATTTTCTGCAGCCTATTGGATTTCAATTTAGTGTGGTTAGAGCGCCTAAAGTTAGTTTTTTTGGGAATGCAGTAAATATTCCAGGAATAGAAGTTGGAGTGACTGAACAGCCAAATTATTTGCGCACTCTTCCTATTCCTGGAGATATGATGGAGTTTCAAGATTTGAGTTTAAAATTTCTTGTAGATGAAAATCTGGAGAATTATATAGAAATTCAAAATTGGATAAGAGGAATAGGATTTCCTGAAAGTTTAAGTGAGATTTATAAGTTTCAAGATCAAAAAGATTTAATGAGACAGCCAGATAAATCCACAATGAATTTATATTCTGATGGAACTTTACAAGTTTTAAGTAACATCAGTCTTCCTAAATTTAAAGTTCAATTTAGAGATTTATTTCCTTACTCTCTTTCTACTATTGAATTTGATGCTGGTGTATCAGATATGGAATATGTGACAGCAGAAGTTATTTTTAAATATTCTCTATACACTATAGAAGCCATAGGCAGTGGTCATTGTCCTTAATATAAAATTGTTTTATGATTAATTTGAATGAAATTCAGAGTATGTGGGAAAAGGATTCAAAGATAGATAGAGATAATCTACACGAAGAATCATTAAATATCCCGATGCTTCATGCTAAGTATCATGACTTATATAATAATCTTATCCTTTTAAGAAAGAAGGCTGAACAACAGCGTAAAAATATTCGTCATGAGAGATATGAATATTTCAGTGGGAAATCAGACCCTGAAGTATATGCCGAGAATCCTTTTCCAAAGAAGATAAGAGATAAAGATACTATGCAAAAATATATGGATGCTGATGGAAAGCTTTCTGATGCATCCTTAAAGATAGGTTATTATGATACAATGTTGGAGTATTTGGAAAGTATTCTTAAACAGATAAGCAATAGAACTTATCAGATAAAGAATGCTCTCGATTTTATGAGATTTAGTGCTGGGTTGGGGTAACATAAATACATTTGGTGAATACTTTGTGTATGAGTCATTTGGTAATTGAGAAGGTGAACGAAGTTTACCTCAAGATCGTTACAGAGCCACATGTTGAACGTGAGTTAAGAGATAGGTTTACCTTTGAGGTGCCTTCTGCTAAGTTCATGCCTCAGTACAGGAATAAGTACTGGGATGGATTCGTTCATCTATACAATCTTAAGACTAAGAGAATTTATGTTGGATTGTTAGATAAGATTGTGGCGTTCTGTGAAAATCACAATTATACTTATCAATTCAAAGATAATAAGTTTTATGGTCTTCCTTTTGAAATCAATGAGATGGTCTCAAAAGAAGGAGTTAAAGATTATATAAAATCTATTACTACATTCAAAGCAAGGGACTATCAAATAGATGCTGTTTATGATGCATTAAGATATAATCGTAAGCTTCTTATATCTCCTACAGCTTCAGGTAAATCTTTGATGATTTATGCTATTGTGAGATATTTTGTAGCCAAACATCAGAAAATTTTATTAGTAGTTCCTACCACTTCTTTGGTGGAACAAATGTATAAAGATTTTGAAGATTATGGATGGGATCCACAAAATCATTGTCATAGAATTTATCAAGGTAGAGAAAGAACTAATGCTAATGAAGTTACTATAACTACTTGGCAATCAGTTTATAATTTGGATAGAAGCTTCTTTGAGGATTATGATGTCATTATTGGAGATGAGGCTCATCTTTTCAAAAGTAAGTCTCTTGTCAATATTATGGACAAGTTGCATCATGCTAAGTATAGGTATGGATTTACCGGCACTTTGGATGGCACACAGACTCATAAATGGGTATTAGAGGGATTATTTGGACCTTCTTATAAAGTAACTTCATCCAAAGCTTTAATAGATCAAGGATATCTTTCTCAATTGGATATTCAATGTTTAGTTTTAAAATATAAACCTCAAAAGTTTGAGACTTATGAAGATGAAATACAGTTCTTAATTAGTCATCCTAAAAGAAATAATTTTATAAAAAATTTGGCATTAGATTTAAAAGGTAATACACTTATATTATACAGTAGAGTAGAAACCCACGGCCAGATACTTTATGAGATGATAAATAATTCTGTACAGAATGGAAGAAAGGTTTTCTTTGTTCACGGTGGAGTAGATGCTGAAGAGCGAGAATCGGTTAGAGAAATTACAGAAAAAGAGAACAATGCTATTATTGTTGCTTCTTACGGCACTTTCTCTACAGGTATTAATATTAAGCGGTTGCACAACGTCATCTTTGGTTCACCATCCAAATCCCGCATTAGAAATCTCCAATCCATTGGTAGAGTCCTCAGAAAGGGAAAGGACAAAGTAAAGGCTAAATTATACGATATTGCAGATGATCTAACTAAAGGATCAAGAAAAAATTATACTTTAAACCATTTTATTGAAAGAATAAAAATTTATGTTAAAGAACAATTTAATTACGAGATAATATCAATTGACATTAAAGATTAGAAAGGGAGAAAACTATTTTGATTGAGGATAATTTTTACGCAACAATTAAATTTAAATCTGGTGAAGAAATATTTGCTCAGATAACAGCTTCTGAAGAAGAAGATAGAACTATGTTGCTAGTATCTAATCCTATAACGGTAGAAGAAGTGAGGATGAAAGGAAGAACTTGTGGTTATAAATTCGAACCCTGGCTAAAGACTACAAAAGAAGATTTGTTCGTTATCGATTTAGATAATGTTCTTACTATGTCTGAATCAGCTGATGTGGAGATGATTTGTTATTATCAAGATTTTATTCGTAGACATAATAAAGATTCTAATACTAAACTAGATAGAAAAATGGGTCATCTAGGAAGTGTAAATGACGCTAAGAAGCTTCTAGAAGAACTTTTTAATATGAATCCAGCTTCTAAAGAATAGCGAACCTATCCTTTCATTGTGAACAAACCTATTCTATATGGATTTTAAGGACTTGTCAACTATTAAATAACATGGTATACTATTACTCATATAAGTAATTATATTGATGAAAAGAGCTAAAAGGTCCGAACATTATGTGAATAATAAGGAGTTCCTTAATGCTCTTGAAAATTACTTTGCTGAAATAGAAAGGGCTAAGTTAGAAGGAAAGCCTAAGCCTGTCATTCCCAGATACATTGGTGAGTGTTTTTTAAAGATTGCTAACCATCTATCATATAAGCCAAACTTTGTGAATTATATGTTTAAGGATGATATGATATGTGATGGAATCGAGAATTGCGTAAGATATATTCATAACTTCTCACCAGATAAGAGTAAGAATCCTTTTGCTTATTTCACTCAAATCATTTATTATGCTTTTCTTCGGAGGATCTCACAAGAGAAGAAGCAATTGGAGATTAAGAATAAGATTTTAGAGAAGACCAATTTTGATGAAGTTTTTGATTCTAATGAAGCTGATGCAGTCAATTATAGTGAATACAACCAAATAAAAGATAATGTCTATAGTAAGATGAGGTATCAATGAAAATAGATTTATATGGATGGATCGAGAAATTGAAGAATTCATTGAGGAATGTTATTTGACTTGTGACTTGATAATTGGTGATTGTATTAAACTCTCTAGAGAGTTAGAAGATAATTTTATTAACTGTACTGTCACCTCACCCCCATATAATAAACATAGTGTTGGATCCACCAAAGAATCTTTGGTCAAAGAGTATATCCCCGGAAAACAAAGCAATGGTGTTTTTCGTAAGATTGAATACGATTCCTTCAATGATAGTCTCCCAGAGGATGTGTATCAGGAACAACAAGTAGAGTTGTTGGATACTCTCTATGATAAAACAGTTCCTGGTGGTTCTCTATTTTATAATCATAAAGTTAGATACTTGAAGGGAGATTGTATTCACCCTATTGAGTGGTTGAGGAAGTCCAAGTGGCATATTAGAGAAGAACTCATCTGGACTAAATCAACTGGTACAGAAATCTCTGGATATAGATTTACTCAGTGTGAGGAAAGAATCTATTGGTTATGTAAGGGAGATAAACATCCAAAGATGTCTAGAAAGTGTGCTGATTTTACTTCAGTATGGAAGTTTCCTCCTGATGTAAAGAATTCACATCCAGCACCATATCCTCTTGTATTGCCTTTAAGGTGTATTGAGGCTGTGATGTCAGAGCCAGGTGTTGTCCTTGACCCCTATTCTGGTTCAGGAACAACAGGTGTGGCAGCCACACTACTGGGCCACGACTACATTGGATTTGATCTCTCTGAGTGTTATAGTGGAACGGCAAAAGAGAGGATTGAAAATCCAACAAAAAGGGATATTGAAAACTTCCGTAAGTATTCAGACTCTAATCCACAAATTAGTTCATTTTTAGATGATTTCTTTTATTAAAGTTACTCACCTCTGGAAAAAGTTTAGCAGTAGACCATAACCATGAAACTGGCAAAGTTAGGGGATTATTGTGTAAAAATTGTAATATTGGTTTGGGAATGTTTTTAGATATCATTGACTTTCTTGAGTCTGCCGTGTTATACTTGAAATCTAGCTAAGAGTTATTATGCGTATTGGCTTAATCAGTGATACCCACTTCGGTGCGCGTAAAAATTCTAAACTCTTTCATGATTATTTTGAAGAGTTTTATAAAAATGTTTTCTTTCCTACCTTAGACAAGGAAGGTATTACTACGGTATGTCATTTGGGTGATTGTTTTGATAGCCGTAAAGGGGTAGATTTTTCTGCATTATCATGGGCTAAAAGTGTATTCTTTGACCCATTAAGAGAAAGAGGAATTTCTTTACATCTTATAGTAGGTAATCATGATGCTTATTATAAAAATAGTAATAAGATAAATTCTATTGATTTGTTATTGAGAGAATATGATAATGTAAAGGTATATTCTGAAGTTGAGAGTGTGCTGTTGGGTGATCTAAATGTTCTTTTTATTCCTTGGATTAATTCTGAGAATGAAGAGATGGCTTTGGGATTGATTGAAAGATCAAGTGATCCTGTGTGTATGGGACATCTTGAACTTAATGGATTTTATGCTACACAAGGACATGTTCACGAAAATGGGATGTCTATGGATCCTTTTGAGAAGTTTCAGAAGGTTTATAGTGGACATTTTCACATCAGATCTAATAAAGGAAATATCTATTATTTGGGCAATTCTTATGAGATGTTTTGGAATGATTGTGATCATACGAGAGGATTTCATATTTTCGATACAGAAACTTTAGAACATACCCCTATTGATAATCCTTATAAATTGTTTTATAAGATATATTATGAGGATACTCCTTATCAGACTTTTGATGCTAGGGAGTATGAGAATAAAATAGTTAAGGTTATTGTTAAGAAAAAAACAGATAAATTTGCATTTGAAAAATTTATTGATAATCTTTATTCTGTAGGAGTTGCTGAATTAAAAGTAGTTGAGAATTTTCAATTAGTGGAATCTGAAGATTTTGATGTCGAGGAATCCGAGGACACTCTTTCTATTTTGGATAGATATATTTTAGAGTCAGAAACAGAATTGGACAAGTCCGTTATTCAGAAAATGATAAAGGAAATTTATCAAGAATCTTGCGAGATGGTATAATGTACATTATAACTATAAAAGGAAAGGAAAGAGAGGGAGCCTATTCTGTGACAGATGATGATGAAGATCAAGTTCTTTATATTTTTCAAGAGGAAGATGACGCTACTCGTTATGCCTTACAATTAGAGGATATGGATTATCCTGAAATGAAAGTTATTAAAGTTGAAGATGAGGTAATGATTAAAACTTGTGAAATGCATGGCCACAGGTATACTATTATTACTCCCAATGATATCGTAATTCCCCCATTAAAACCACATGATTATATTTGAGACGATTTCGTGGCGCAACTTTTTAAGCACGGGCAATCAAGCAACTTCTCTTCAATTAAATAAAAATTCTACCACACTGATTGTGGGCACTAATGGTGCTGGGAAATCAACCGTCTTAGATGCCTTGACTTTTGTGTTGTATGGTAAGGCTTTTAGAAAAATTACTAAGCCTCAATTAGTTAATACTACTAATGAAAAGAATTGCTTAGTTGAAATTGATTTATCTATTAATAGTATATCTTGGAAAGTAGTAAGAGGAATTAAACCAAATATTTTTAAGATCTATAGAGATGGAGAGTTATTAGATCAAGATGCTCATGTTTTAGATCAACAGAAGTGGTTGGAACAAAATGTTCTTAAGATGAATTATAAGTCTTTCACTCAAATTGTTATTTTGGGTTCTAGTACTTTTGTTCCTTTTATGCAATTGACTGCTGCTAATAGAAGAGAAGTTATTGAGGATCTTTTAGACATTAAGATCTTTTCTACGATGGGTAATTTCGTTAAAGATAAGATGCGTGTGATAAAGGATGATGTTAAAACATTAGAATTAAAGAAAGAATCTCTTAGTGATAAAGTTGTTATGCAAAGGGAGTTTATTGGGGAGATAGAAAATCGTGGCAAAGAGAATATAGAAGAAAAGAATAATAAGATTAATGAACTTGATCAGTCTGTATCAAAGTTAATAAAGGATAATGAATTCTATGAAGGTGAAGTAGTAGGATATACACAGATGCGAACTCAGAGTGATGGTGCTGCAGAGAAACTTCGTAAGTTATCTGGATTAAAAGGTAAGATTTCTAATAAGGTAGCAACGATTACT